AACCGAGTCCGTGAATAGTTCCTTTAGGATTTTCATCAGTATATAGATCAGAATGTTTTTTTGAACCCACTGGTTGACCTTTCTTACGAGGAATACGAGGGTTACTTTCTTCCTTCATATCCTTACTATCAAGATAATCTGCAGCAGTATCTAAGTAATCAGATGCTTTAGTTATCTTAGATTGTACCCATGCCTTAAAATTTTCTTTCTTACGTGTGTGTTTTTCAATTCTTTTGGATGCTCTACCCGCAGTCTTTAGTTGACTACGAATCATATCTGGTTCATGATCACCATGCTTTTCTTCTTTCTGCACCACCTTATTAGGCAAACCTTTATGCTTAGTAGATGCAAACTTCTTGACATCACCCTTCTTCATATCTGCAGCTGCCTTCGCAGTCTCAGGTGTAGTAGGTGCTTGTTCTCCTTTCTGAATAGCACGAACAATTCCAAAAAACTTTTGTTGTTTCTTAGATACTGCTGGCATTATTTTTTACCCATGTCCATAATGGCACCTTTACCCATCTTCTTTCTTATATCTACCTTCACAAGATCAAGTGCTGACTTACCCTTCATTGGTTTCTGCGTCTTCATCATTTCTTTACTTGGTGACATTGTAGTCGCATCTTTCTTATCCTTAGTTGGTGGTACCTTTCCCATATCTCTTGCAATATCATATCCTTCTTCATCAATAGTCTCACCTTCACTCATAGATCTGACTACCATCTTCATTTTTTTACCAATTGAATATGGATTTTCTTTTTGCTTTCTTCTCTTAGTCTCTCCTTTGATTGATGACATCTTCAAAGCATTTGACATTGCAGTGCGTTTGCTTCCTACCTTTGGTTTTGGATTCACTCTATCAATCGCACGAGCAACTCTTAACTTCATACCAACTTTAGGATCACCATACTCATCAAGTTGTTCACCCTCTGGTTCATGAGATGCAACAATATCCTCACCACCAGTTTGTCTAACTGCTTGTAGTTTGCGAAGTAATACTTGCTTTTTGAGTTGTCTTTGACGAAGCATTTTAGATTTCATTTGAGGATCTTCCTCTTTCTTATCACCATGACTCATCTCCTGTACATCGATGAGTTCACCACCAAGTTCTTCAACTGCCTCACCTAGTTTTGGATTAATAATAATTTTATTCTTAACTTTCTTTTCTTTTATCTCTTTTTCCATTTCTTCTTCATCTTGTTCCCACACATAATCTTCTTTCCAATTAGAAAGACCTTCCATTTTTACTTTCTTCTTCTCTTTCTTTTTCTTTTTACCAAATGCAGCCATCGCACCTTTTGGTTTACCATCACCTTTAAAGATACCGTATTGCATTCCCTCATTTTCGGTTTCTTCATCCATTTCATTCTTTCTTACATATTCTTTTCCACCGGGCCCTATATCAGTTACCTTCACTTTAATCTTTGATGGATCTTTAAGTTTAACTTTAATCATAGGTTTCTTTGCTTCATCCACAGCTTCTTCTTTCTTTACACCACGTCTTGCTTCGTGATCTGCTCTTCTATCTTTTCTGATACCACCACCTAGCTCAAGTGATCCATGTGGATTACCATATCTCTTATCTCTAACAGTTGCTCTCTTATAGTCTGGAGTCTTCATGTCAACCTTTGCCTCACCTATATTTTCATCTTCATGAGGGATTGTATTACCATCAGCATCTTTCTTATGATGTTCACTAATCTTTGAAAGATATACCTGAGATATTTTGTTTAAGTTGTTTGGGGATATGCCTAGAGCCATTTCACTTCACAAGTTTATATTTATTTATGAACTCTTTAATATTAAAGTTAGTTATTTTCTTCATACCCATCTTATCCATGACGTTTTTACGGTATCCGCTTGTACCAACAAGGTAATTTGGATGGGTTTTATCTCTCATACGACTGCTCATCTTCACTTCTGTGTATTCCATGACATCTCTGATCCATGATTTGAACATATGATTCTCTTCTGTCACACAAATGAGATGATTTGTGCCTCTTCTGATAATTTTACCAATCAATCCTGTGTTTAAATTCTCTACAATGTCACCTATACAATACAACTTACCTGATACATATTGTTCTCTTAATCCTTTTGCATCATACTTAGGTGCGATCTGCCATAACTCTGTTACTTTTGTTTTCTTAACTTTCATGCCTGACTTAACAGCGTTAAATATAGATTCAATATCAACATCTTTAATTGACTTTGGTGTTCCTGTTTTAAATGACTTAAAATCACCATCAACAACAGCCTTTCTCATCTTAGATGCGGACATTCCTTCAACACCTTCTGCATCTGCATCTCTCACACCAGCAGATACGACACGTATATCATCAAATTTGTATAACTCACCATTATATTTGGTTGCAAGATTCTCAAACTCTGACTGACGATCTGCTCCTACAACAATGTTTACATTCTTATATCCTTCTTCTGATGCTGCAATTAATACATTAAATATAGACTTCATCTCTCCATCATTAATAATATTCTCTTCAAAATCAGGGAACATCTTCTTCATGAATGATATCTTCATGTCAGGATCAAGTGGATTCTTCTTTGAATCTTGTGTTCTTGATGGATATATCTTAAGTGGCCCTCCGAG